AAATTATCTTCTACCATCCGCTTGTATATCTAATCTAAAAGTTCCAAGCTTCCAATGTTGTTTTTGTCCTGTGTTATCTATTTTTAAAGCTATCGCTCTTGCTCTTGCACGTGTATCTATTTTATCTGTAGTTGTTGTAGATGTAAATGGACCTAATGAAGAACTTGCTTCTGAATCTGTTGGATAATTTTTTAAGTTTAATGTAATTCTAGCATTACCTGTTTGTGATAAAAAGTCTGGAAGCACTCTTCTAATTTTCATCATGTATTCACCATCACCTCTTAAGTCTGCTCCACCACCTTGTGTTGCTGAGATATCAAAATCTCCTGATTGAATGTTTGCTGCGATAGCACTTCTTGTTCCACCTTTAATTTGATCTTGTCCTGTCTCGTGTTCAAAGTAAATTGTAACACCATCAGTATTTCCAACTGTTGAATCACTTGTAGCAGATGAATCATACTCAGTACCATGTGGTTTTCCAAATATGGATGAATCAAACCAAGATGATCTAGCTAAAGAACTTGTAGTCCATACTGGTCGCTCTGGTGTTGAATCCATAAAATTATAAGTTACTGATCTATTATTAGATGCAGCACCACTACCAGGATAGAACCATGTTACTTCACCAAACAAGTTGTTTAATCCTGCATAAATGTGATTTTTAGGAACTGTATTAATATCGTCGTAAACATAATCTTCAACTAAACATCCTAAAGATTCTAGTTTACCAGTGTATCTAAAGAAACCATTTTCTGACATCCAATAAGCAGAACCATCAACCTCAACGGCTGCATGTTTTCCAATCAATCCACAATTTGTTCCAACTTGTTGAAATGAAAATACAAAAGGCGCACCAACAAATCTCATAATAAATAAAGAAGTATCAGTCCAAATGTAAATTGCATCTCTACCTCTTATGGCTCCAACGATCCGTGTTCCGTCGGCCAGTCTCTGTGTACTAGCGGTATTATCTACTGAAGGGGTATAAGAAGTTGATTCGTTAATAGATTCTTGGTCAGACCAACGTATAAACATATCATCTTGAGTTGATGTTGTACCAATAGTTGTTTCTGTTCCAAAAAATACTAAGTGTCTATCTGGTGTAGATACTAAAGTTTGTACTGCTGCTGTTGGTGCATTTGCTAACAATGTTGCTCTTGTAGATGTTGCACCAGATGCATCTGAATCCCATTCAAAAGTTGCACCATCCACGATAGTTGCAATAAGTTTATTTCCATAATTGTCCAAGGACCAAAGTCCAGGAGCTGTTACAATGTCACCTGTTTGCGATGCACCCCATTTAGTATATTCAGAAGCATCAGTTACTGTTGCTCCATCACTATGTGATGCAGCTGTTGTGTTGTCTGACCCTCTTGTTAAACCTGATAAAGTTCCTGTACCAGTAGTATTTGTTGTATAAGCAATTCTTTCATTGTCTATTAAGACAGTTCCTGAAGCAGGAAATCCTGATGAGTCATCAAGAACAATACTTGATGAGCCTGAAGTTAAAGCTCCATCTAAAGTATCAAAAACTTCTCCAGCTACAGTACCACCCCATAATCCTAATCCCCAACCAGCAGCTGATGCCTCAACTGCAGGGCCAATTGAATAGTAATGCTGAACTCTTATACCTCCAGAAGTACTAGCTCCTGATCCAGATTCTACTGAATCCATTTCAATAGTAAGTGTTGTAGAAGTTGGAATTGATGTCACCATAAAAGTAATACCATTAAAATCATCTCCATCAAAATTTGAATTAGTAATAGATGTAAAACTATCTAAATAAATAATATCGTATTTTTTAATATTGTGAGCAGATGAAAAAGTTAACGTAACAGTTGCATCGCTTTGTGTTGTTGTAAAAGCATTTGTTAAAGTTGTTGTAGATTTAATAGGAGTAATGTCATAGAAAGCTCCTCCAGAATATACATATAACATTCTGTTCGTACCTAATGCGGCATATTTAATACCAGATGCATTAACAAAATGGTGTAAAGCTGTGTTTCTACCAGTAAGAGTGTTGTCTCCTAACTGTGCCCAACCACCTATTTTTTCTGGAGATTGATATCTAAAACGAACATAATCACCGCTAACCCATTGACCTTCACCACCAGTTGCTGTGACTTGTTTATTGAATCCTGGTGCAAATCTTAATTTTTGTAACATATAACCTCATTATAATACTATTTTACAAATGATGGTAGACCCAACATAGGTCGTCCATCGAATTTGTTTTTATCAGCAAATGGGCCATTTACATGATTATAATGTAGAAATACTTGACCGCAAATGTTCCCGTCAAAAGGCTCTCGCCAATGTTCAAGTTCACATCCACTATATACCAGCATATCGCCAACATCAAGTAAGACTTTAGTGCCTTTTGGAGCGTTAGGTTTATGTATATTTTTGTATTCATCTATAACTGTGTCTTGACCCGTACCATCTATAAATATAGGCCACGGATCCCCTCCTAAATTGAGGGTACAGGATACTTCACAGCTTGGTCTATCTTTATGTCTCTTTAAAATATCCCCATTTTTATATAATCTTGCATAAGAGTATGTTGGTATTAATTGAAGCCCTGTTTCTTGCTTCATCTTTGGTATTACTTTCATCATCAAAGTTTCCATTACATTATCAGAATAAATAGAATATGTGTTAGGAACTTGACGATCTGTCCAAGTTCCAAACGTGCCGTTATCCCACGTTATATTATTTTTGTACATAAATTTAACGGCATCTCTTTTAAGTAAAAAATAGTTAAATATAAAATTAGCTAATTCATAACTAATCGCATTTTTAACTACTTGATATTTTTTATACTGAAAAATCATAATATAAAATTAAACGATACTGATATTCTTATATCATTACTTTGGTTAGGTTCTACTTTATGCCACAGCCATGCTGGAAACATTATAAGTCTTCCAGGAATAGCTTCATAATAAGAGTCTCTCCACAATTCTCTAGGTAATTTTCCTTCTTTTCTAGGTGGCATTACATGTTGTACTCCTGGTCTTGGATCCATTAAATGGAGCCTTCCACAATTAGATTGTGCTTTTATATAATAAACACCAGAAAATAATGAATTAGGATGTATATGTCCAAGATTATATCCATCTCTATAATTAATATTAGCCCACATATTACCTAATTTAGGCCTCATATCTAAATGTTCTTCTTGAATAATTTCGTTTTGCATTTGAAATAATTCATTAGATAAAGGGTCATATTCTTTTCTTTGATTCATATCAGTTTTAGAGTGCCAACCATTAACATTAGTTTTTTTAACACCTGTATCATTTTTACTCCACTCAACAATATGTTTTTCTAAGTATGAATTTAATTCATTTGGATTAGGTAAATCTTTAATATAAATAATAGTTGGAAATAAATATTCTTTAATCATTTAAAAGGTTCTCCTCCAAACCACATAACAAGAGATTGTCTAATACCACGAGTAACGGGAGCTACTCTATGATTTAAAAAAGATGCAAACATTATAGCGTGCCCTTGTTTTAAAGGTGCTCTTGTACCTTTAGCCATTATTTCTAAATCTCCACCTTCAAATTGATTTTCAGGTGATAGTAAAACTGTCATTGATATTTTTCTAACAGGTGGTTCATGTATCATATGAACATCATTATCCATATGCCAATCATAAAAACCACCTACAGGATATTCTGTAAATTGAGCTTGTTCTGTTATTTGTATATCACCAAATCCAAAATGATTTCTATTACATTTTTTAATAAATAACTCTACGTCACGATACATTTCAGGCATTTCTTTAAAAGGAATCCAAGATATAGTAGTAACTCTTTTTTTTGTATCTGTTCCACCACCTGGTTTTCCCATTCCAACTTGTGCTTGTTGTGGTTTTTGTCTATGTCCACATTCTATAATCTGTCTACATTGATCTGATGTAAATAAAGGAGTTGTTGTTTGAACTAACCAACTTTTCCATTTAGGTTCTGTTATTATCACGTTGCACTCCTATTTTTAATTGGATCATATTTTACATCCATATTACATGCTAAAGTTCTTCTTGTTTCATTTGTGCCATTAAAAGGATAAACACAATGTCTCATGTCATATGGAAATACATAAAAAGCTCTTTCTTTTATAATAGGACCATAGTCTGAATTACAAAATTGTCCTGATGCATTTCCCAATATTTGTAATTGTCCATTCATAGGTTTTTCTGCTGCTGAATATTCAACACCAGTATTTTGTGGTAATTTTAAAATCATAACAGATGATAATCCAGTAAACAAAGATCCTTGATGAACGTGCACTGGGTTGTATTCATTATCTTTCATTTCATTTACCCATATAGAATTTAAATGCATTTTATATTCTATAATTTTATTCCAATCTAAATAATGTTTCATAACTGTATAAAACCATTGTTTAATATCTAATGGTAAAAAATTATGCGGATGCATTTTATTATTAGGTGGACCATCAAAAAACAATGAATGTTCGTTTTGAATCTTACCAACTAATTGTGGGTTAGCTCTAGGTTTTCT